TATCATCCTACTTAGCTCCTTTTTTCATCATGTAATTCCCTGTGACAGTTAGCGCAAAGCAACACACACTTTTTGGCTTCTTTTAAAAGTGCTTCAAATTTTTTACATTCACTTATTCCTTGTCCCACTCCAAAGCTTTTTTCCTCTGCGTTTATATGATGAAAATCGAAGGCCGCTAAACACTTGTCATATCCACAAAATGTACACTTCCCACCAAGATACTTAACGAGTCGTTTCTTTTTTTTCATGGCCCTCGCTCTAGAAGATCGCCTTCTTTTGGTAAGTAACTCGGCACGGTGGGCTATCATGTGTATGGAAGCACATTCTTTACAACTTTCCCTCAGTCCATTTTTTCCATTTGGATGTTTATAGAAGAACTCAGCCGTAGATGGCTTCTCTTCACTACACTTACTACACTTCTTGTATTCCGTCACATTCCCTTTCCTATAAGTGGAGGCGGGGGGAATCGAACCCCCGTCTTGCATAGCTGCCACACTAGCTTCTACATTGTTAGTTCATTGTATTCGCACAACAAACAAGGCTATCAGAATTATCTGAGTCAGGTGCTATTAGAACCATTAGACTATATTGATTCGGGTTCGTCTTCCCTATCCGAATTATCGGAGCCAGCACAATTGGGTAAGAAGGCTTGTGCAACCCACAGCTACTCTAGGCAGCTAGCGCGTACTGCTTCTTCGCAGTTAAATTTTAATCGGCTTTTATACTGGCCTACCGATTAACCAGTCAATGCAACTAATACTTACACTACCAATCGAATCCAGTCGCCCCCTTTTCTAGTCAACGTAACTATTTTTAATTCCGCTTTTCTTTCTTCTCTTTTTTCTCGGAGAAGCCAGCTTTATAGCATGAGGTCTCTTTATTATACTAGGGAAAAGACTGTTGGGGTGTTCATCTCCAGTGAGACGTATAAGTGAAGAAGCACCGAGAAGGCCACCCGACCATACTTCTTGAACGTCCATCTCGGTTTCGCCATCGGCGGTTTCAAATATACCACTCACCTTCCATTTTCCTCTCAGCTTATTCGCACTAACCTTTGTTCCTTCACTATTAATACGATATGGACCTTTTCGTATCCTGATGATATCTCCCACTACTATCTGTATCCTTGGACTTAGCTGGTAGTGCTGGAGAATGGTTCTTTTTTCAATGTATCCCCAACCGTGAGGATTATCTTTAGTCGGATCGACTGCCATTAGCTTTTCCTTTGTAAATTAAAACCGTGCCATCTTTTCTGTATATGCCCTTGCGATTATATGTGAAGACTTCTCCCGTCTTAGGATTTTCGTACCTATAAGAAGCATACTCTTTAAACTCCTTCATATCTTTCCCCGGCATCCATAGGGTGTTGCCATCTTCGTCCTTATGAGAGTGGACATCATCCAATCCCATCTTTCTAGCAGCTTTCATGGCGTCTTCTTTTGAATTGAACATGAGCTTCTCATCCGCGATTACCTTTTCGTCAAAGAAGTAGCCTGACAAAGAATCGAAAAAGTCTTCTCTCATGGTGAACCTCTGTTTTCTTTAATCGAGTACGGAAAAGGGCGTAGAAGCCCCTGCTTTTCTTGCCTCATCTCTCCATGCAGAAAAAACATCTACATGAACGCTGTCAAATCCATACATATCAATAGCATCCCAAGGGCATACTTTGAGATCATAGACGCCCTTCTTTTTTACTGAACGGATACATAGCTCACAACCAATACAAACATCCAAGTCAATTCCTACATATTTCTGTGGTGTGATATCTGAGTCCACCTCGTATATGCAATCAACAGGACAAACTTCTATACAAGCGTTGCAGCCCGTGCAAGCATCTTGGTCAACAATTGCTAGAGACTTAGGAAATTTCTTTCTCTTGTATTTTTTCTTCATCAGATGAGTCTCAACGGTCTTGTGGTGACAGTGCCAGTTCATATCCCTTGAGTAGAAAGAGTGTTTCTTTCATGTTTATATCCTCATCAAACTTGAAAAGCATATCCCTATCTGCTTCTCTAAATACAGTTACACCCTTATCGTATCCATTGTCATAGAAGTAACAAGTGTAGTCTGTGCCGTAGATGTTGTATGTTTTCTTATTAGTCATCTCATTTGTTCCAATTAGTATCTACTTGTTCTTATTTGTATCTTCTATTTCCAATCAAGGTATTTCATTGACCACCTTCATTTTCCCAATCATCTACCTCAGTAGTCTTATAATCTTTAATAGGATCAGTATCAATATCTTTATATCCACTCCACATATACCAACATACACAGGTAAAGATCAAAGAGAGCATAAAAAATATACTAGTGGATGCAACCAGAGTAAATACTGAGTATAGATCAAGATACACTATTGCACCAGCTTTCCTTGCGATAAGTGACTAAAATACGTTTTGTTGCTGAGTTTTAGGGGAATTCCCCGTGTTTTTCGGTGTTTTTCTGGGATTGTTCGAGCTTTAACCCCATATTACTATACCATATGGAAAGGAAACCTGCTAGAAGAAATTAAAAAGATTCAGAAACTCCAAGGTTTCTAAAAAAACTTCCCAGAAATCCACGAAAATAGCGTTCCGCTGGTGGTATACTATAAGTACCTGACGTAGAGGATGTTTCCTAAAGCGAAATCAAAACTAATGGATTACTTAAGAGTGTTCTGGTCATTTGCCTACCTGTTACTGTTCTACTTCTGTGTATTTACTGTCCTATACGACTTCGATACATTCACCTTAGCTGAAAAAATTACATTTGGACTAGTAATTTCTGGCTTTCACATGTTATCAACTCTGATTACGTCTCCCAGAGAATCATAATTTTTTAATATTCCCGCAGGTTTAATAAGGTTTTGACATAAGTGAAATACAAATAAAGGGCCACCTCTAGAAAGTTTGTTACTTCGGTAGCAGGGCAAGACTTTCAACTTTATACATGCCCTATAGAGTAACTGAGGTGGTCTTTAGTAGCCGCTGACTATTGCAGTCGTGCGGGGTGGTGGTGGGAAAAAACATTGTATTCACTTTTTGGGTCTCATTAACTCCGAGGGGAGCTTCTCTCTCAAGAGAGAGGAAAGGGTAAGACACTTGTTTAGAACACTCAGAATTATTCTTGCCACCCCGCTTTATTTGACTGCTAGTTTTATACTCTTAGTATCTTTAAAGATTTACCCACCTGACCTAAGAGATAACGCGCGGGACAGTTTTGTTTAGGTGGTTCTTAGTGAGTCACCAACAATCCACGCGCCGCCAATCACTACCAGATGGTTAACTTGATCAGGAGAAATACCTAAGCCAAGTCCATCAGCAAGAGTGAACACCACACCTCCTAGAGCCAGCCAGAAGCGTCGTGAGTGAAACAGAGCAGAAATTTTGCCTACCATTGTAAATCTCCAGTATTTTTAATGAATATTGGTCCTTACTTTTAATTCCCTACCTTTTATGCTTACACACACAACTCGCGCAGCATGAGCAATCATCACCACATTCGCAATTAGCATCACAAATAGCTGTACCACGAGTACAAGTACCTGCATTGCCATCACGTGAGTACCCAGAGAACCAGATTCCACCGAGAGTGAGAGCAAAAAGTGCTGAAAGAATAAAACAATACTTCATGGATCAACGCTCCTTTCTAATGTAGAGTGCACACCCTATATTATACCCCATCCTCTTCTTCTAGCTTAATAATTGGGGGTACACTACAAACTATCTCTCCATTTTGAATTGTTAAGAAAAAACTATGAGCAATTCTATGTGTCGGAGTAGTCATATCAGGATTCCAATGCTGTGTCCACACGTTAACCCTCCACTTATCTGAGAACACATTTCTAACTGTTGTTCCAAAATAATGAACTGGTTCTCCTAGAAGATCTAGTACCATACTGACTACTCTCCCATCACGCTCACTGATGGCTTCTTGTTCAGATTGCTTAGGAACTTTTTTGACATTTTGATGCATTTCGTACCTCACTTTGTAAAAACTCGCGTGCTAACTTCATTAGGCCTTCACCGACTAAAATAGGGTGAGACAAAAGACTCCAGTGCTACAGAAATTCAACAGACTATTAAAACTCGCGTGCTATTGACTATCCCTGACTATGAAGAAATAAGAAGGGGTAAGACTACCCATCTTTTCTAAAACCCCCAGTTTGCCAAGCTTATCAAATCCTCTTATCTTGTCAAATCTTCCTATCTTATAGGGGTTGCCTATCTTTTTATTCTTCTGCTTTTTTCGTAAGTCTAGGCATACCAAGGACTTACGTCATTATATCATACACATCGTCATTTTGGAACCCCAACCTTGAGGAAATCTTCGTAAGTCTTTATGGGTCAACAACTTAGGTCGATCTTCACAACTCTGCAAAATTTGACGTAACCTGTTGTCATTCAACAACTTAGAGCACGGCAGGCTGCCCGGCCCGCCCTAACCCCTTACACACCAACAACTTATATCGATTTCTACATTTTACTATAACACAAAAAACCCCGCCCCCCGATAGTTCGGGAAGCGGGGTCTAGGGTCGCAACGTGGTTCCCGGTTAGGCCGCGAGCAAAACCGCACTTTCCAAAGCGCGTTGGCTCAGGTTTCCGTTCTGGCCGAACCAGAGCGAGTCCATACGGTTTTCGTTGTTGCGTCCCTTTGAGTAGTTGAGGTATTCAGTCACGGCGTTATACGCCGCCCACCATGTACCCTCAACTCCCGGCAGATCATTACCCTTGCCAACCTCGAACAGTTCCTCGATATTCGAGACAATGTTCTTGGATCGCGTGGACAAGTCGTCTTCTGCCTTATCATGTACTCCGAGTACGATTCGCACATACTTGTTCAAATCTTCGGAATTGATCGAGCGAGATGCGAGGAACCTGTATTCCTCGGCAGTCGTCTCAAATTCCTGATTTGCCAAGTTCATAACGTCGCGGAGTTTCTCGACGTTATTCTTTACGAATCTGTGATGGCGAACACGGATCATCTTAGAGGCTTTACAGTCTCTTGCCAATGCCTCCGTATTCGCACAAACAACACGAATGGGGGTAAAACCAAAATGAACAGCCAATTTCCCATCATGCCCATTGGAGAGGAGTGCGAACTTTGCGATCTCGTCGCCTCGCACAATCTCCGTATTCTCCAGCCCTAACTGGCAGAGAACCCAAACACGCTCACCGCCACGGAGAGATCCCGCCGTATGCAAAATGAGTTCTCCAGAATCTACCATTGGCTCGAAGACCTCAAAAGCGTGCCTGTTCTGTAGAGGGGTCCACCGTGGACCCACAATGCCCAATACTCGCCCGTCAGATTGCCTTACGGACGCTTGCGCCCTTACCTTTTCGCCGTTCTCACGGTAGAGCGGTTCCGTCTCCACACGCCAATTCAACCCGGCTTGATTGAAAGCATCCCAAAATCCGGTCGCTTCGTCAATCTGTGTGCCAAGTCCGTGCCAAGGGGTAGCTCCAGCAAAAACCATCTTTTCGACTTCGTGTGCCATTCTTCGATTCCTCTGTGTTAGTAAATGTTTCCGCTATTATACCACAATACTCTACAATGTCAAGTCGTCGTCGCCATATTCGTCGTCCTCACCTTCTCCGAACATCTGATCGAAACAGAGTCCGCAGATGTTAGAAATGAGAATTTCCCTATCGTCCGCTGACAGGTACGGCATAACGTCTTGAATCAACTCTCCGCCTTTCCATCGACTGAAGTCTACGCTGTCCACCAACAGAATGTGAACGCTCTTGCACTTGACGCATTGGCGGGCCACTTTTTCCTGAGTCATCATCATCTTCTCCCTTTTGCTTTTCATAGACCCATTATACTATATATTATCGACAAAATCAACCCCACTTCACCACTAAAAATCTCAGAATGTAAAAGTTGTTCTAAGTTGTTGTGAGATAAGGAGTTAGGTCGGGTCGGGCAGGCGGCGTCGCCGTAAGTCGTTGCGACGTAAAGAGTTAGAGAAAGAAATGGGTGGGCGGGATTTATGTATTGCCCGCAACGTTTCGGGGACAGATATGTCTGCCGGAATGACCGGCCGTCCCTACTTTGTACCACTCCCAACAGCCTCACCCATTTGGGCATACTCTGCTGGGTGTGTGCCTTAGCCCCTCTGCCTAGCTTGGCTATTCGGCCACCACCCGAACGGGGAGCTACCCCGTTATTCAATTTCCTCTCTCCTCTGTTATCCAAAGTGCAGCAATAGAGAATAGAATTACAACTAAAACTAATCCCCCTACCACTACTTATCCCCATCCGCAAGAATGTAGGCTAGCAGTTCAGCCGCTTCCGCCTCATCGGGCACTTTCCGTGCATCCATCGAATATCGCGAAACCCCATTGTAGAGTGTCGGATATCGTTTTTTGCTCGTAATGAGCCGCTGCTTGAAACTTGCCGAAGTCATTCCCAATTCATCAGCGGCCTCTTGCACAGAATCAAAGCGATCCCGTTCAGCAATCGTAATCCGTAGAAAATTCTCGAGCGTAACGTGTACTCTTGTGTTAGCCATTGTCTTAGTCCCCGTTGATTGAAATAAATAGTGTTTCATCAATTATATCATCCGGTTCGAGAAATTCAAGAGTGTCGCCCGGATAAACTTCTCCACTCTCTAGATCGTAGATCAGCATTGTGTTATCTAGTCTTGAATCATCTTGAAATCTTAGATCATTTAGATATACCCGTAAATCTTCCCACGTCATATGCAATTCTCCATTGGGTTACATTATGTCACGCCGTCACCTTTTGTTTTCTAGAGTAGGAACCTTTCCCCTTCAACGCTCTCAAAGCAACCGCCGCCTCGCTTCCTTTCGGTTGCGTCCCGTGAATCAACAGTGCGAAGTTATCATCTCGCCAGTCTGGATTAGCCGCGTGACTATCGTCGTGGTCGATAATCAGGTCGAGTTCTTCCGCTTGCTCTTCGCTGAATACAACCTTAGCAGACCGGAAACCGTACTCGTCAATCATCCAATCATCACGTCCACCATACGACGCCGTCAACACTAGATTCTCGGGAATCTCATTCTTGAGAGCATCCCAATATTTCAGACTTTTGGTGTAGGCGTAGAACAGAACGTCCGGTCGATTATTCGCGAGGTGAATCCACGCCTTGAGATAGTTTTCGTTGAAGAAATCCCCGGCGACGTGAATCCGAACAATCCCGGCGTCCACGGGCATTGACCGCCACAATTCCAGATACATCAACGGCCAGTCGTCTTGGTTTTCCTTCAGAGTATCATAGTTGTGCTTGCGAAGATTGTACACGCTGGTGTACTGCACCTCTTGCGATGCGGAAAAACAACGGAATTCATTGTCGGGACCGTCCTTGATTTTCCTCTTGCCATCAACCTTGACGGCTTTGGAAAGACA